TCTTTTCCTCGAGTTGACCGATGAAATGTTCGAGACGTTCTGGGATGAGACTTGACACCTCAGAACGCATGACTTCCATGCGAATTTCGTGCGCATGTTCTGCTGGTTGGTCCCGGTCGAGTGTGTGCACGTCAGCCGGGACCATCATAGTACAAGAGCGTCATATTTTTTTAAGAGCCCAGACCCCGTCCCCACCGAAGGTGGGGACAATGCAATGGACGACGGACATCAGGCACTTCGTGCCTGATGGACTCTAGGCAGGCGCGGCAATGTGCTGCGGTGCGACAGCCTTACAGTCACAGCCCTTCATGTTGGTCACGGCAGACAGCAGCTTCACCAGGATGAGGTTCTGCTTCTCCATGTGCTTGGCCATCAGGGCAGCCGTGTCCTTCAGACTGGCCAGGGAGGTGGCGATCGTCTCACCGTCGTCGGTCGCCAGGAAGTTGGCAAGAGCCTCCATGGGGTCCATCATCTCGTCAAACTCATCCTCGCCCTCAGCATCCAGGTCAATGTCAGGGTTCTCGTCGTGATCGGGACCAGGCATTTACAATACAGTGACATAAATGTTTATGCCGCCTGGACGCAACTAAACATTTCTGTGCAATGTTCAGTAGTGTATGCCCTTTGTCTACTCCATTAAATGTAAGATCGAACCGTACACGGAATATATAGGTCAGACGGCACACGAGGATTTTCAGATTCGCCTGAACGGTCACATGTCTGACGTGAAGAACGGTCGAAAGCGTCACTTGTACAACGCCATTCGTAAGTATGGATGGGACCATTTTACGATCGAAATCTTACACAACTTTCCCAGGGAAGGAAACTGGCAGGAGCGTCTGGACGAACTCGAGATCCAGGAGATTGCTCAGCGTGGGACCTTGTCCCCAGGCGGGTACAACAACGAGACGGGTGGGAACAAGAACAAGGTGCTTCACGAGGACACGAAGGAGCTGATGAGCTTAGTGCGCTCAGGCGAACGACATGCCATGTTCGGGAAGCATCACCAAGACGAGGCGAAGGATCTCATTCGGGATGCGAACCGTAAGGAGGTCCAGCAATGGTCCAGGGACGGGTCCGAACTCCTCAGGACGTTCGGGTCGATCGAAGAGGCGGCAAAAGACTCAGGAGCTCAGAGTGAACACATTGGTAAAGTGTGTAAAGGAGAGCGTAAGACTGCAGGGGGGTTTCACTGGAAGTTTGTAAACCCAGGAGACCGTGAGACGAAGATGACTCTGGAGTTTACAAAGATCCAGCAATGGTCATTCGACTTGACGACGCTGATCGCCGAGTATGATACTATACGGGAAGCATCTAAAAGGTCGGGTGCTGATGCTTCGCATATTAGCCGATGCTGCAAAGGCGAGGGTCGTTCTTCAGGTGGGTTTAAATGGAAGGTTGTCGTCTGATTTTTTTTCTTGGTTAAGAGTACCAAACGACCATGGCGGGGGGGTTGATGCAGCTCGTAGCTTACGGCGCTCAGGACGTTTACCTGACCGGTAACCCCAAGGTGACTTTCTTCCAGGCGGTGTACAAGCGCCACACGAACTTTGCGATGGAGCTGATCCAGCAGACCACCAACGGTTCCCCCAGCAGCAGCGGCCGCGTGTCCGTGACCATCGCCCGCAACGGCGACCTGGTCGGCAACATGCACGTGGCTCTGACCCCAGTGTCCAACGTGCTGACGTCCAACAACTCCGGCTTCGACACCAACTGGGTGGCTGAGCGTGCCATTGCCGCCGTTGAGCTGACCATCGGTGGCCAGCGCATCGACAAGCACTACCAGACCTGGTGGCGCCTGTACGCCGAGGTGTTCCTGAATGAGTCTGACAAGTACGCCTGGGGCAAGATGACCACGATGGCCAACCCCATCGCTCAGGGCTCTCTGGGCACCGTCACCGCGGCTCTGTCCCCGTCCAAGGTGTACCTGCCCCTGCTGTTCTTCTTCAACCGCAACCCCGGCCTGTACCTGCCCCTGATCGCCCTGCAGTACCATGAGGTGCGCCTGGACTTCGACCTGACCGCCTACTACACCAGCTACTTCGGCTCGACCAACGCCTTCGAGGTGTGGGCCAACTACGTGTACCTGGACACTGAGGAGCGTCGCCGCTTCGCCCAGAAGGGTCACGAGTACCTGATCGAGCAGGTGCAGCACACCGGCGGTGACCAGCTGTCTGCCACCGGCACCGAGGGCTCCGTCCAGCTGGTGCGTCTGTCCTTCAACCACCCAGTGAAGGAGCTGGTGTGGTGCTACACCAACCCCAACGCCAGCGCCACGGCCAACCTGAACGCCCTGTGGAACTTCTGCACGGCCACTGGCAACGTGAACGTGACGTCCAACGTTCTGCTGCTGCAGGCATCCAACAACTACGTCATGCCCAACGTGACTGGTGTGCCCCATCTGGTGAGCACCGTCGGTGTCATCATGGCCAACATCGGCCTGCCCGGTGGAGGTGTGACTGGTAACGCCTACTGGGTGGAGCAGGGCACCCAGCTGCTGGGCGGCCTCGGCCCAGGCGTGGAGGTGGGTCCTCTGCACCTGTTCAAGGTGATCCTCAACGGCCAGGACCGCTTCAAGGAGCAGTACGGCAACTACTTCAACAGCGTGCAGCCGTTCTACCACCACACCGGCACCCCCTACCCCGGCATCTACGTGTACTCCTTCGCCCTGCAGCCGGAGGAGCACCAGCCGACCGGCACGTGCAACTTCTCTCGCATTGACAACGCCCAGGTGTCCGTGCAGATGAAGTCCAACAACCAGGCAACCCTGCAGAAGCTGTTCGCGGTGAACTACAACATCCTGCGTATCCAATCGGGGATGGGAGGGCTCGCTTTCTCGAACTGATGGGTGGATTTATTATGGCAGCGAAACGCGAAAACTCCAAAAAGAGGGCTTCGGCCCCAAGAACGTTCCAGGTTCTTGGGATCGAAACTAAAAAAACAGGCAAATACTAAATGGTATTCTTAACTCTGAGATCCATATGGCTGGGTCATCAAAGACGTAAAGCAAACAGAATCGACAAGGTGATGAAGCCCGTTGTCAAAGCACTCAGCCCAAAAAGTATCATTCGCTATGGTGCAACGAGTCGTAGCGCATATAATTCATTGGCACTCGAACGTGGTCGCATTGCTGCACTCAAACGTATTCTACGTCGGCGTGTCGCGCGTATGAAACACTTCAACACACCACCAATCCCCGGCGCTCGTCGCTTTCTCCGACCATCATTGCAGCATGCGCGCACGGTGGCAATTACGCGCGCCGGTATGTCGCCATCTATGCGTCGCAGGGCCATACTCATTGCGCGCACACAAGCAGCTCGTAACGCCTTTTGGAAGACAAGCCCAAAAAACCAAGAGTCGTGGAATCGCTTTATACGGATTCATGTCAAGAGTGGTGGGAGTCCATCAATAACACCCCGACGTGCAGTGAGAATGTATAATTAAGAGGACTCGTCATCAATCAACTCGAGAGATACGACCGGAAATTCATACCACTGAATGTCCGAGTCGAGATCCGCCAGGTCTGACGGAAACGAACGTAGAACCTGAAGGTCGATGAACGGCTTCATGTCCTCATCCGATCCATAAAACAGGTGGTCCGTGCGAATTCGCTCTGCGCGCGCATCAGACAACTTGACGAGGTGCGACACCTTGGTGAATGCGATGCGAAATGTCATATCCTCACAATCCTCGTCGTCGCAGTGGTCATCCACGAACGTATACGGGCGAAGATATGTCATCCGGTATAATTTTTCAGCCGAAGCCTCTTTTTTCTTCGTAAACACACTCTGACAAATCTCCATACCTTCTTTGTACTGGGCGTCTGTCAAGTGTTCTTTTATAGAGTCAATGAAATCTGAAATATCGTGTGCTGTCATTGACAAGCAAACGTAAAACCTCTCTAGGTCAACCAAAAATGGAGCAACAACTTCAACTCCTCGAGCAACAGATTCTCGCTTTACCAATCGAAGACCGCATACGGTTTACACAGATGTATTACACGAGTATCATTCGTTTTCGTACAAAGACACACAAGGAAC